ATTGCCGCAAGTCAACCTGCGGCAGCTTGATCATGCTGTAAGGCATCATCTGACGCCATTGCAGGACTTCGGCAGACGGCTGGTACAGGTAAGCATCCGCGCAACCGGGGATTTCTTCATTGTAGTCAACAAAGACGCTCGGCTGACCAGCGGTGCAGGCAACCTGGCCGATCAGATACCAAGTCGTTTCGCCCTTCAGGTGGCGGTAAACGTTGTGGAACGTGACGCCAGTATTGTCATCAGCAGCGATAGTCAGAGTGACCTTATCGCCAGCGTCAACGGTCGTGGGGACGGACGCAACGGGGGCCGACGCGCCGAGCTTCGTGGAGTCACCAATGGCAACAACCTTGTAGACGTAATCGGCGGCATCGGCGGCGGCGAACTTGGACGCGGCATCCTGTTCAGCGACGGCACTGGTAATGGTCGGGGTGGCCGGGGCGGTGGGGTGCGTAGCAACAGTGTGAACCAGCTTCTTGCGGGTCGCGGACAGGTAGAACGAGTAGTCCACGTTAACAGCACCAAGCTGAGTAACGTAGGTAGAAAGCGACTGTCCACCAACGGGCGGGATCGGCTGGCCGTTGTTGTAGAACGCCTTAACCCTGTCGCCATGTTCGTCAGCAAGCAACTTCGCGGTGCGCGGGGCAGTCCACAGCTTCGTGGGGATACGCCCGTACACGTTGTCATACACGGATTCCTGACCATTGCCGACATCTTCAAGCAGCAGCGGGGTGTTGCGCTTGTCGATAACCTGCCACGATGCGTTATTGGCCGTAACGATACGCTTCAGGCCGTCGAACGAACGGGTATTGACCGTCGAATCGCCGTGGAACATCGCATCCTCAAGGCGGATCGAAATGTGCGAAGACGCATCGGTCATAGCCTTGGCAACGGCACCGCCGATATTCCCAACCAAATCCTGCACAAGAGCGGATTGCAGAGACACGGCCCGCTTTTCGCTGATCCAGCGCATCTTCGTGTAGGCAAGGGCGAATTCCGAGTCAATCTCTTGGCCCGCGCTCGCTTCATCCTGAAACACGTCCGCGAATTCCGAACCAACGCTGGTCTGCTTGCGGTATTCGATAACGGTGTTCTTCGCGGCCTCGGTATTCTTGTACACTTCGGGGAAGAACTTAACCAGCTTTTCGGTTTCACACTGCATGAAAAGCTGATCGACGATTTCCTGCTTGAACAGCGGGGATGCAGTACCGCCACCACTGTAAGACGGCACCGGCTGTCCAGCCGTCATCGACTTCTGAATTTCACCAAGCGCGTTAAGATCGGGCAAACCAGCAAAATCCTTCGGCTGGTAATCGCCGTTCATGTTCCAACTGTCATCGAGTCCGAATACGAATCCATTTTCCATTTTGAGTTCCTCCGTAAGAGGCCGTGATTAAACAGCCTTTATCCTTGCTTCGAGCTGTTCCCGCGTACCCTTGAAGCCGCCAAACGTGGCAGCGTCGTACATGGCTTTCAGGCTCAGGCGCTTGTTGTCGTTCACTTCGGCGTCAAACGCCTTCTTAATGACGGCACAGGCTTCCTTCTGGTCGATCTGGTCAATCGTTCCGCCGTTCGCAAGGTCTTCACCCGGCTTCGGAACAACAGCGGCAGCGTCCATCGCGCCAACAGACTTGGTCATAGACGGCCGACGGACAGCGTCCATGACCTGGTTCATCATGTCGGCAAACGAGGCTTCCAGCGTGGCGATACGGGCATCAAACTTCGCGTCCAGTGCCTTGACCATTTCGCCGTTCTCTTTGATCATTTCGTTATGGTTGCCAAGCACTTCAATGGACTTCGCCATTTCAGCACGGACACCAATAACCGCGTCGGTATGGCTCTTAAACGCTTCGTCCATCGCGCCAAGTTGCGTTACGTCGAATTGGGCGACCTGCCCACCATCTTCAAGCGTAGCCTTAACGTCGGACAGCGCCTTGACCATTTCATCGGTGCAATCGCCAAGCGACTTCTGCATGACACTTTCGGCTTCAAACGTCAGTTCGCCGCCAGACAGTTGAGCCGCGTTAAGCCACGCATTGCGGACTTCTTCGGTCAAACCGTCCCATTCGGCCTGTGAAAACGGGTTCTTCATTTTCCTTTTCCTCCCTGACGCCTTATCGGAACCGTGCGCGCCAGTAGATAATAGAGATTGCTTAAACAACGGGGCGGCAGTTCCCCCGCCCGTATATGAAGGCTCCGGGTATCCGGCAACCATTCCACCATTGACAGCGGCATCAAGCGCCTTATTCATTTCACAAAGCGACTTCCGCATTGTTTCAATGTACGTTTCGGTGTTAACCGCATTGCGCGTAATGGCGCAGTTGCGAACAAGCGCCTTGGCAATAATCTCGCCCCTTGCGCCCTTAACCGCAGTAACCGGGCCTTGCACCGAAAAACCGATAACGCCGGTATCGCCCGCTTCCTCTACGGCCATAATCAGATCGTAGAGTTCACGATTCTTCGGCGTGTCGTATAGGTAGCCTTCAACGTACAAACCGAGCTTATCAGAATTCGGCAACTTGCGAACTTCCGCAACGGTCGGTCTACCCAAACCATCTTTCGCTAGTTTTGAATGCCCGTCATCGAACCAGCCGCTTTTCAGGAAGTATGAAAGGTCAAGGCCGTCTTGCAAAACACGTTGACCCTGTTGATCGACAGCTTCCGTGGACGCGAAGCCCTTAAACCACAGTTTCTTTGCCGCGCCCTTGCCTTTAGGTGTAGCAAGGCGCTCCGGCTGAAACAGCAAGTCTACCTTTTGGGGCTCCGATACGGATATGTTTTGCGTTCCGGCCATAACACATACCGCCGCTGAAAGCAATACGCCTATATTGAATTTACCGAGTTTGTGCAGTTGTGCAAGTGAAGGTGTATCTTTTTGATACAGTTAGGGCTTGTGGACTAGGTGATTTTGGTCAGTTCGCCAGCGTCGTTGAAACCAAATCCTTGTGGGATGTATATTAATTCGCAAAAACAATTGTGTGATATTACGCCGTTAGCTACATATGTGCGTTCCGATGTGCCTATGTTATAGACATGCTTTACGCCATGCTCAATCCTCACCGATTGGACAATAGCATCGCTAGATGTTACAATAACACTATCTTTTGGGGGTTCATTATGTGGCGTGTCAATCTCAATATCAAGGATCTTGTTAGGATGCACTTCGACGAGGAGCTTAGCGTATTGGAGATTTCCAATCGGCTTGGAATTAGCCGGGGAGCCATTGCCCATAGGCTTGCCACTTACGGTTATTCCCCTCGTTCGGCGTGCGAAGCTCAAAAACTCGCCAATAAGCACCGAACAGTCGAGCAACGGATGGCGATGACTGCCGCCGCCCATAATGCAGTTCGAGGCTCTAAGAAGAGTGTCGAGTCTGTCATTAAGGGCGTGCAGAAAAACGAGGGTTTGTTTTTCTCCGATTATGAACGGGTCGCTTGGGAAAGATTGAACGAACTTGGGATTATCACTATTCCCAATGGGCGAGTTGGGCGGTATTCCATTGACCTTAGGCACGATGCTCGTAGAGTCGCCATTGAAATCGACGGTGGCAATTGGCACACCTGCCCCGTTAAAGCCGAGAAGGATAGACGCAAAACCGAGGCGCTTACTGACTTGGGGTGGGCTATTATCAGAGTCAAATGGATGAAGCGCGGGAGCGAGCCGGATTTTGTCGCCCTCGCAGAGCAAATTCGCACTTATCCACTTGTCACCACTGCGCCATAGGTGATCCGCTGTGCTTTCTAACTGTGTACCGTTCGCTAATGTAAGGGTTACAAAATCGCCATCATAGAGCCTCTTGGAGGTTTGCTCTACGCGACACCACTTACCGCTTGCAGAAAGAACCGTGTCACCAATTTGAACACTCTCAATATCTACTGGCCCCCGCGCCGTTGTGATTTTATGTCCAGCGGTCAGGCAGTGGGGATGTACTACACCCACAACTGGCAGCCAATTCTCTTTCTTTTTCCCGATGTTGTCGCCGTTAGCGCGAAGTTCTGACAACTTAAATATTTTCGGGAATCCACGGTCATCGAGGTATACTTTCTTGCAGTATTCGCAAGCCGTGGGATTGACTTCTTTTGCAACCAGCGGGTCGCCACCGAAAGATTGCTGAATATCGTCAGCCGTGCCATTTTCGACGGCGTTCTGAATTTCCGTGGCGGCAACCCTATCCCAATCGGTGATGTTATCGCCGGATTCTGCGCGAAGACGGGCGGCAAGTGAATCGGGACTCCACCTGTCTTTCAAGGCTTCGGCGGTAGACTCACCAATGAAGTTGCCTTTTTGATCCGCCAAAAACGATTCGGTGTCAATCTCTGCGAGTTTGGCAACGGCACGGCCAGCGGCACGTTCGGCAACTGTACGGGCGTATTGGCCGCCCCACTTCTTTGCAAACGCTATCGACGCATTCTCAGCATCGGACAGCGGAATCGGGTCGCGCTGCAACATGCCGTGGAATTCGTCCAGCGATAGTTCCTTTACGTCAACGCCACTCTGTTCCAACTTCCGACGCAAAAACCCAAAGATATAGGCATCGGCAACTGGGTCTAGCAACGACGCCGCTTGGTGTGTGATAACCCCCCGTTGAATCAGTTGTTGAATCTCCGGGTGTATGTCGCCAACATTCTCAGCGCCGTAGGTCGAAATTCCTAGACTTGTCCAATGTCCGTTTACGATATTACGAATTGTGTCAATTTCGGCGCTGTTTAAGGGCTTCATTGAACATCCCCTTTCGTATACCCGCGCACACGCACAAATCGCTCTATATCGGCAATAGCGGCCCTTTGTGTGGCTTCCGCAGCTTCGTGTTGAAGGGCCATAACTTCCTTGATTAAACGAAACGGGGTTTCTTCGGGCTTTACGGGCGTCTTTGCAGATATTTTGCGTTTGGCAGACGATGTAAGCGCCTTTTCCATGTGGCCGCAACCGCATGAACAACATCCATTATCACAACCGCAAGTATGTCCGCTTTCGGATATGGCGCTTTCGACAGTATCCCGTGCAGCATCGGCCTTTTCTGCCAATTCGCCGGGGTAAGATTCGACAATCGTTATCTGCATTACTACTACCCTTTTATCAGTCGTTCATACCCAAAGCCTTGCATAGTTCCTGTACTGACGCAAAGCCTATGAAGTCCATGCGCGAACGGTCATAGCAGAATGCCTTTACCATACAATTCTCAGATTGTAAACGGTGAATTGCATCCGAACGAATAAAACCCTGTTCACCATTCGGTTGCCAAAGCTCGTCATCCAGTGAACTACGTTCTACCGCCGACAGTTCAAATCGGATAGAATTGGTCATATTATCGGGTATAGCTTTGGTCATGTCATCGTCGATACCCATCAAGGGTTCGTCGAATGGCACAAATCCCGATACACGGCCAATGCAGTTACGAATAACGATGCCGTCAGAATGGATGTCCAGCATCGGTGACGTGTCTGCATCGGTGTATTCAAGCAAAGCCAGTGCCTTTTTGAGTGACTCTGGCGGTTTCAGTTTCCGTGTCTGTGTGACTGTCACCGGCTCTTTTGTTGCCTTTACTTGCCTTGCGCCCTTATCGGCGGGAACACGGCCTTTAGACTTAAGCCACGAGCTTTTGACAATAAAGGGCTTGT